CCAATACCAAACCGGTCTATAGGTCTGTAAGTATCTCCCACCCACCCCCCCTTAAAGACATATTGATACAAATGGTTCAGTTGGTCAACTGAATAGACAGTAGTCCTTGTTCATTTTCAAAGATTTTATTATTTTTTTGGTCCTTAACATCGAGTCTAAGGGCAAACCAACCAACCACCCACATTATCCCATTACATTATCTTCTTTATTCTATCTAACAGTATTGACTATCTAGTTATACCAAAAGTTCTATTATTTCTAACAGTTAATCTATACCATATTACCAACCTACCATCTAGTATCTGTATGTGTAAGTCTATATTTCTATGTTGTATTTTTATTGTCTTAAGTATTATGTGAAGCAAAGAAAGAAACATGGTTAGTTAGTAGATGTTTCTAGCAATAGGTGCTGTAAGCAGAGGATCTGTTCTCATGTGTCCTGTAGGTGTAGGCAGCCACTTGGTTATGTCATCATATCTGCCAGATCCACCACGAGAAGTTGTGATCTGGTGTATTGGGTTCCAGGTCTGGTTTGGTCTCATCTTAGCTACAAAAGTCAGCTTGCCTTTCCAGAAGAATGTGCCATAGGTTACAATCCTAGTCAGGTTAGAGCTGTTAGGATCATACTGGTCAGTCAGGTTTGGTGCAAGTCTGACAAAAAGTTGTCCTGGAGGGTTGCCTTTACAAACAAAAGGAGCATTAGCATGCAGTCTAGGTTTGTGTTCCAAATCAACCTCTTTGTCCCAGATCTGCCCTTGTGGGTAGATTGGTATCGTGTGTGGAAATGCAGTCAAAGGCCCATAGGTATTCATGATGTTCTGTGGATGAACACCATTTTTACCGCCTATTGGGTCTTTGTGTGTAAGTATTTGCTGTTGTGCAGGCTGACTCACCCACGGCACATCTTGAGTCCAGCCATAGTTGTAGTTTCTTCCCCCAGTTCCTGCTGGATCATAGGTGTACCTTTCAACAAAGTCAGCAGCCTGCTGTGCATAGGTAGCCCCGTGCTGTTTGCTGTACATGTATCTGACATTTCCATTTCCATCATGGTCAGCACCGTCTGTTGGGAACATGCTAATCAGAGGCACCTTGAAAGGGCCACTGTCACTGGCTTCAAAAACATCATGAGGTTGAGCAAAACCAATCTGTACTGGTCTCAGTCTAGTTACTTCAGAAAGTATGTTAGAGCCTTGTATCTGAGACTGACCATACCTGTTGCTTGCTGTTTTTTGAATGTTGATTGGATTGTCATTTGGTGGCAGTGCTCCCAGCAATGGAGGCATCCCCAGAGCCCTGTTGTTCTGCCAAAGGTGAGTTAGTTTCAAAGGTTCACATTCAAACTTGTATGTGCCAGTAGCAAACTCATCACCTGTTCTCAGCAAGGTGATTGGAGTTGTGTTTTCAATAGTCAAAAAGCGAGAGTTGTATGGATCAGTTTGGTTTACTTGATCCACTACAGCATCTGTGTCATTCTGATATGTAACAGAAAGATTTCTAGGCACATAGAAGTAGTACCTGTATGGAGCTGGTGCAGTTGGTTTCCATGGGTAGAACCCCAGAGTTTCACTGGTAGCTGCAGCTGGTGTGTAAGGCAAAGAATTGTTGCTGTCCAAAGCAACCATGAGTGAAGCTGTCAAGTCATTGTTATAGACTTTGATAGCATCTGCACCTCCACTGTTTTGTTCAGTAACTGTCTTAAGCACAACATTAAAAATCTCTTGCTCAAATGTTTCAAGATTAAGTTCAGCCATAGAGTTTTGAATGAACTGCCAGTCACTTGGCTGAAACCAACAGCCCCATGCATTAGCATCTACCAGACTCCATGGAGTCCAGATCTGTGTGTGCACATCATCCAAAGACATCTTTCCCTTTTGACCAGTATCAGTATTATTTCTAACAAAAATTCTATGGTACTCTTCAGAAGCAGGCATATTTATATGAACAAGTCGCGAAGCATACGCTGTGATACGGACCCACCCCCCTCCAAGGAAGTCATAGTGCGTTTGGTTATCAAAGCTCCCCGTAGAAACCCCAACACCACCATTACCACCACCACCACCACCACCAGAGCCTCCACTGCCGTCAGCTGCTCTCTCAACTCTAGCAGCTGACTGTGCAGCATTGTCCTGTTGCTGTTCGCCTCCATCACTCATAGTCTGAGTTCTCTGCTGTGCAGCAAGAGAAGCACGTTTTTTTTTAGCCTTAGCAAGGTTCACAAAAATATGTGCAGGAGGCTTGCTCCTCTTACCAGGTCTAGCTACACCAGAAGGTCCAGATTTACCAGCAGAGTCAGTGAGAGTTGGAGCAATTGCTTTCTTAGCTCTGAAGAAGTAGTGACCAATTCGACCACCCCAGTCTTTGGCGTCTTGAGTTTGGTCAATGAAGCGCTGATCAGCAGGAGAGAAGTACAGGTAAGGATTCTTGCCAGAAGCTTGGTATTTGCTGTAAGCCTCGTCGTGTTCTTTTGCAGCGGCGTCAGAAGGGTTAGTTGGTTCTCCTTGGTCAAGGTCGTTACCAGGTCCCAGGTACTTGTATCCCGGAGGTACCCAACCTAAAACCAAGTAATAGAATACCTGTAATATACATATAAGTTTAGTAACCCATGCCTTACCCAACCCAACCACCCTTACCTCTCCTGGCTCTCTTCGCCGGAGGTGCCATCGTACCTTAGTCCAAGGTCAGCTCCTCGTTGAAGTCGCTCTCCAACTGTTCTTGACTGAAGCAAGCTCTCAAGTCTGCTTCTATCTCTGACCAAGTTGGGCTCGCTCGAGCAGTTTGAGAGTTTCTTCCACCAGTGTTGGTGTTCGAACCTGTCACAGGTTCCGCCACAGGTGTATTTGGAGTGCTCCAAGGCTCCAGAGCGAGGTCCGCTAGGTCCGAAGCAAGAGGAGTGAGAGCGTAGTTCTGGCTCAGAGGAGTACTGGTTGCCGTTTGAGATGTTGAGCGTGCCGAACCTATTGAATTTATAGGCGTTTGCATCGCTGGCTCCGCCCAGTTCTCCGACCAGTCAGGCACTTTGCCCCAGTGATGAGAGTAACTTGCCATGGTTGATTGGTAACCATTTTTCACCAACCATGCACAGATCAAAGGCCATTCTTGCTTTTCAACCAAACCAAAGTCACCAGGCAATGTGTTGGTAAGATGAATATTCAACATTCTATCTCTGATTGGCTGTGTGTGTTCAGGTCTTTCTTCACATCCAATTCTAACCACTGTTATGTTTTCATTGGTGGTCATTATAACCGGTGTTGGTTCAATCTGTTTGCTGCCTTTTCCCTTTTGGTCAATTCTGATAGTCTGGCCTGAACAGATGGCTTTAAATTGATTAACTTGTTGACCAAAATTACCAGCTTCTTCAACCCAGATCAAGTTTTTGTTGGTACAGTCATTAAATGGAAAGTTCACATTGGCAGCATTGTAACAACCAACATTACCAACTGCTTGTGCTATTGCTTGAGCAATAATTGACTTTCCTGTGCTGGCAGGCCCATGAAAAAGCACTGTATTTCGTTTGCCTCCTTGTCTGTTCAGTACACAAGCAATGGCATGACACACTTTAATATAGTTCCATCCATGACCAGCAAAAATTCTACATGTGCGTGTGTCTCCAAGTACAAAAGTAGTTAGTTTGCTTGGTTCTGCTTTTTCAAGTATTAGATCAAAAGCAGTTTTTGTTCTGGCCAAAGTTAGAGTACAAATTTCTAGAGTGTTTTTCAGCAAGTTTTCTCCACCAGGTTGAGCCATCATTTCTATGTAACTGTCTGGCTGTTGCATCATCCAATCTTCCGGTGAAGTAACTCTTTTGGCCACTAGGTCGCGCAGCGTGCATTTGATTGACACCTCCTTCTTAGTTTGAATTCTGCCGCGCTTAGTTTCCTGTGCTGTGGTTACTGTGGTCTCAACTGTTTCTGGCTTCATTTGATCAGTATAAAGTGTACTGACCAAGTGTCTGTCTGCCTCTTTCATAAAGTTAAATTTCCAGCCAGAGTCAGTGCTGAGAAAGTAGCCAGAGTCTCTTGGAGGAGAACTAGCTATTTTCTTTTTTGTCATGAAGTAATAGGCAATCATGTTTCCAAAGTGAACCAATTTCACATAATCTTTCTTGGTCTGTTTATGTCTATAAGTAAGCACTGTTACCCATTCACTGTCTTCTGCAATTTCTCTCAGTTTAATTCTTTCTGCTGGTGAAAGGTTAACTGAACAAGCAGTCACCAACCATCTGCTCCAAAGTACATTCATCTGCCTTCTGAACCATTTGCCCATTGCTTGTTGCAGTCCTTTACCGTGCAACAGTACATGACAGTGCCAGCCTTGATCTTTTCCCCATTCATGTTGGATAAACCAACCACAGTCATTAGGTGCTACATTCTTGTTAAGTATTACTTCAAATAGACATTTCTTAACCAAAGCATCAAATATTTGTACTTGCTTTTTGGTGAGTTGATCGAGTTCAGATTCCCATTCCATATCTTCTGCCTGGTCCATTGCTGTTTCAGCCCCTCTGATGAGAGAAGTCAGCTCCTCGTTGTTGAGAGGTTTGTTGTAGTTGTTCCAGTTAATATCTTTACCATTCAGTTGTACATTCTCACATTTAAAAACAAAGGAGAATGCTTCTGTGTCAGATTGGTCTTTCAACCAATTGACTCCATCCAGAACTTCCTCGGAATACTGGTTGCCTGCCATGGTGCTAAAGAGCTCCGGTATCTCTGTCTGCAAAGAGAGAGTGAGTGTAACTGACACTGACTTGTCTTTATATACATTTAGCCACGCCCTCTGTGGTTTCCCGCCTCTGGTTTAAACCCTGAACCGCTTATCATCTTTTAGAACTAACCAACCATGTGAAACGTTTGTGACGTGTGACTGCCGAAGGCAG